GCTTCGGGATCCTCGCCGTTCAGGATCTTCTCCATAGCGCGGGAGCCCAGCCGGACCTTGATGGGGTTCTCGGTGGCGATCCACCGCTCAGCTTCCAGATAGGCGGCAGCTCTGGGGAACGCGGCCCGCATTTCATCGAGATCCCTGAGATGGTCTCTGGTCTTGTCGAGATCACCCACGACATATTTGGTGGCATCGATGGCGGCCCGGATCTCAGCCAGCCCCTCGATAGCGGCGACCTTCGCCTTTCGCACCTCGACCTGATCGACGGTCATATAAACGAACTTGTCTTCCATACTGTTTTCCTCCTGTTTTGTTTCTGTGTTTTTGCTGTGGTTATACTGCAATTATACCAGAAAAATGGAAGAAATCAATCTGGCATACTGCACAAAAAAGGACCGAAGCATTTAGCTCCGGTCCGTTGTTCCCTTTATTCGTTTTCGCCTGCTCTGCGGTTCCACATTTTGGCTACCTGGTGGCGTTCCTGTGCATAGCCGGGATCGATGCTGGCCACACACTTGGTACACATCACCATCCAGCGAAGGCCCGCCGTGTGCTTGTATTGCATATACATGATCTCCTCGTTACCGCAGAAGGGACAGGGCTTCAATGCCAGGTTGTCTGTGGGTTGCGGCTTCCAGATCTGAACTATATCTTCCATAGTGTTCTCCTTTCATGTGGGGCCGGTTGCCCGGCCCTGGTGGTTTAGATTTCCTTGTAGGCGCCGGTGGTGACACCCAGGTGGATCTCGGTGACCATGTCGTAGACGCGGATCGCGCTGGCTGTGAAGACGCCCTGCTCATTCCTGGTGTACTCGACGACGTACATGGCGTAGATGCCGTTGCCCTTCAGGATCCGGGCCTTCTTCTCGCCTAAGTCGTGCTCGGTAATGAAACGGTAGCCGCTCCGGAGCAGGCTGCGGGCGCTCTTTGCAACTTCTTCTCTGGTCATAGAGTTCTCCTTTCAGGTGGGGGCCGGTTATCCGGCCCGCTTTGCTGCTTCTTCTGCGAGGATGTCGAAAAGTTCATCCGGCAGGTCATACTCGAATGCTTCCGGATCCTTTCTGACCTCCGGGAATCCGTCTGCTGTGCCGACGTATTCGGAGAAGACTTTGCGTTCGTCAATGTCTACGATGACAGACGCTTTGGTTTTCGTCGTGTTCTGCAGGGCCCAGAGCTGGATCAGGCCGCGCCCAATAGCGGTCATTGTGGTATCGACCTTTCCGGTCTTCTTGCTGAATCGAATCAGCCCGTAATTGTGAAGATCACTCATTTTGTTTTCCTCCCTTAATACTCGCTCGGTAGCAGGATAGTCGTTGCGGAGCGGTCCCATTCTGTGATGATCCAGAACTTGATGCCGTTGCGGTCGTGGTAGGCCGACATGATGCGTCCGTCTCCAAGTACGATTGATTCATCATTCAGCATCTTGTCTTCCTCGCACACATCGCCGAAGTCGCCGCCTGCGTGACGGACCAGGCAGGAAGCCACGTCCTTGAGTTCCAGATCGTCACGAGCTCCCGGTGTGATAAGGACCTGGCCTAGCTCGAATTTTTGCGGTAAAGTTTGTGAAATGAACATTCTGTTTTCCCCCTGTTGTTTTGCTGTGTTCTTTCTGTGTTTCTACTGTCATTATACCAGAAATCAGGAATAAGTCAACACAGCAAAATAAACAAAAAACCGGCCCCCGTTCTGGGAGCCGGTTTTCGGTATTTTCAATTATTCAGCAGGCTTCTCATAGGTCAGCGCACGCTGGCTGTCGCCGATGCCTTTGGTAGTGGGATCGGTGATGGCATTGAACACGCTGACGGCCACGGCCAGGCAGACCACGGGATTCTGGACGGCCTGAACGAACAGGTCGCCGATGGCTGCCCAGGTGGTCATGTCTTCCCAGTTCATACCGAAGTATGCCAGGATGGGGCCGAAGATGGATACGATGATCTGTGCGACGAAGAGGATGTTTTCTTTGCGGACTTTCCAGTTGATTTTCATATGGGATACCTCCTTACAAAAAACTGTGCTCCTTCAAGCACTTATGATACGTTTCCTTGATGTGTTCTGCTGTGATGTGCATCTGATCGTTCTCGAACTTCGGGTGCTCGTCACAGTATTTCTCATATTCGGTGATGTCCCGGAGGACATCATCGAAATGCTCTTTTGTATGGCGGACATCGTGGATCAGCTCGTCGCCGAACCGGAGGACGCGGGTGCGAGCGTCTTTCGCTCGTTGCAGCTGCTCCTCCTGGGCCATCTTTTCGACTTTCTGTTCCAGGCTGTCCACCTTTTCCATGAGTTCACCGTTGATGGCTCTGCCGATAGCTTTGGCCAGCTTTGTCAGCGGCTTCATGGTTTTGGATGTCTTCTCTACGAAGGCAGCAGCTCCCGCAACGATGAGCGCGATGTAGCGCACGAGCTCTCCTATCGATAGTTCAGATATTGCTTCAAGTAATTGCAATGATTTCACGCTCCATTCGTTGTGGGCTTTATGATGGGTTATGTGAAGGATTCGCCGGTGATTTCCTTACCGACTTAGAAGCAGAATGCGAAGGATACGCCATGAGCATACGAAGCGTAGCTGGCGGCCGCATGATCGTTGATGGCATAGCCGAACTTGCTAGTAGAGGCGGAATCCGGGGTTCGCATCCACCACGCTTGCTCGATGAAACCATCATCCTTTCTCGTGCTTGCGCCGTTCGCATAGTATTCGTACTGTGTGCCTTCAGCGACTTTCGTGACGTTGGTTGTGTTGAAAACTTCCGTCTCGGAAAGCAGGAACAGTTTGTCCGTTGAGGTTTCAAGGGTAGAGCCGCCGCTGGTTCCACCTTTGTTCGTGACCTTTGTGACTTCCCTGATGCCTGCCTGCACCTCTGTCGGCATCGTCAGCAAAATTGCAGGAAGCTGAGCTTTTCTCATATTACAATTAGCCCAGCCGCCGGAATTCGTATCCGTTGAGTTCATGGCAAGTACGTTGCATAGGTGATATAACTGGAATGTCAACGGTGCCTTTCCGGAACCATCGGCATAATCGTCATGATCCTTGCCGATGATGTTGACGGTATATTCCCACCCGTCGATGGTTATCTCCTTCTCATCGCCGACAGCCCAGGTTTCGGGGACTGCGCCCAGCTGGCACGCCAGCGCAATGTTTTCCCAGGAGTTATTTGCAAAAACCGGGTCAGCTTCAAATGCAGTCCAGCACAGCCGAGCCACACCGTTTTCGTCCCCGATGTAGCCCTTCTTGCCTTTCCGTGCTTTGCCATCGATGCCGATGAATACGCCTTTCGCCTTCCGCGCCTTGCCATCAGAACCGATATAAAAACCAGTTGACATATCAGCGCACCTCACTCATACACGATATACAGCTTTCCTGTTGCAAGGGCGCTGACTCCTGCTTCGAGGTCCGCGGTCCCGTAGGTAATAGCAGGTTCAGGGTCTTCTGCCAACTGTTTGTGGTACTCGTACCAGCAACCATCTGTGTGCTTGCCGTCGGTCGGGTAGGTTCCTTTGTTCTTATCTGCGACGTAAACGAATTCAATATTTGCGACCGTTACAGATTTTACTCCAATCACTTGCAGGTAGTATGTGCCACCTACAACATAATTGGTTGCGGTACTAGTGGCTAACGTATCAGGTACAAGGTATATATTTCCGTCATATCCTTTTACATACTTACCAGCAAGGACCCTGATTTCGGTTTCGTCGGAGCTATTATTTTCAAACCCGGTCAGAACACTGGGATCAATTAAGGAGACCACACCATCGGAAACATCGACTGTAGAGGAATAATAGATGTCATTATAAACACCATTAGAGTTTTTGATTGCAATAAGGGTACTCTTAGCACCGCCCAGTTCATATTGGTCGGGGTCTTCACTATATTTGCGCCACACGTGCATATTCGGAAGATCTACCAGAGAAACCGCACCGGCGATTTTAGATACATCGTGAGTATGACCAGAGGTCGCAAAGTCAGAAGCGTGCTTGCCATCCACGGTATCTGCGTTGCCACCGTTGGCAGGCAGGGTGCTGGGGATGGTAGGCTTATTGCTCAGGTCATTGTAGCTGCCGGATGTGGCAACCTTTGCAAGGCCCAGCTGCGAGGCACTTACGTTGTGGGGATTGTTCTTGTTGGCGGTGTGAGCATCGACGACACTCTTCGCTTCTTTGTTGACATAGGCTTCCATGGCTGCCTGGGATACCGTATTGGACGGATCCACATTCACATTGACGCTGTCGGCCTGGTCGTACTTGATGTAGTAGTTCATCTCAGCATTGTAGCCGGGGAGAACCGCTTCGGACGGAATATTGATGCCGGATCCGCTGTCGATCTGCCAGATGGAGAACAGCAGCTCGCCCTCGTCAGGATCCTGTGCATAGATACCGACCTGCATGATGGTGTAACCGGATGCCACGCCGTCATTGGTGACAGACAGAACGAGAACGCACTTCCCGTCCTCCGGGTAGTTGATGCTCTTGATCGTCATGGTCTGTTTCAGGTTGGTGACGGCGGTCTGCTGCTGAAGGAGGGAGGCATCGACCGTTCCGGCACCGGTTTTCGCACTTGTGATCTCCAGGGTGTTTCCCTGGGTCAGCTTCGCCAGGAGTGCGAGTCCCTTATTGGTGATAACTGTAGCCAAATTAACTTACCTCCACATTGAATTTTTCGCTGTAGGTTACAGCCGCGCCTACGTTGATTTCCGCTGTGATGACTGTCGGAGCCATGATGCGGATCTCGTAGATCAGGTGGGCAGGCTTCAGCCGGTCCAGCACTGCGATTGCAGGACTCAGGTCATTCACCTGCTCGTAGAGAAGCACCTCGAAGGTGTTCTTTGCCACTCGCTCGTTGATGTCCACACGGATGCCGCCCAGGGTGCTGGAGACAGCAGCTGCCAGGACGGCAGGGTTGCAGGGGCCACGGGCCAGACGCTTCTGGACGATCCGTGCCCGCCTCTGCTCGATGGTCAGACTGCTGTCACGGGGGATTGCGTACTGGTCCTCCCAGTAGTCCAGCAGCAGGGCGGACGTGGCCGGGGTT